AGCGAGACAGATCCTGTACGGGTTTCAACTTTCGGGCTCCAGGAGCTCATTGCGGGCACGGACGAGCTCGATCCGAGAGGTCGCGGAACGCCTGGCGGCGTGGTCAGCGGCCGGAGATGTCGCGCTGTCGCGCCCGCCGGCCACGGCTGCTCCGCGGAGCCTCCTGGGCGTCGAAAAAATCGCGATTCGGTGGCCAGACTTGCCAGAAGGTAAGGTGATGAACTATCTTTCTCTCCTACCAGCATATTCTAGGGCTACGTTCTACACACACCTTCTAGACGTCACACTTAATACACACACCTAGCATGACCTGCGAAAATAAATAATGAGCGCGATAGTATGGTGTGGGTATTACGTAGCCCTAGGATATGCTAGTTTGGAGAATAGAAAGAAGGCTCACGTTACTGTCTATCCGAGGAGGACCCTTGCCCGAGCGTCATGAACCCCACAAGTGCGACTGCTGCGGCGGCCCCGTGCTCGTCCGGCGGCCGTCGAAGAGCGGCCTGCACTTCTGCTCGAAGCCGAAGTGCCAGAACAAGAAGGTCGCCATGCTCCGCGAACTCCGCATCCGCGAGCAGAAGCGGGCCGCCGGCGAGCTGGTCCAGTCCGAGAGCGAGTTGCGCGACCAGGCGATCCTGGCCTTCGTGGCCGCCGTGTTGGACCCTCGTCGTACGAGCTGCAACCACTGCGGTGCCACCGGCGTCCTGCCCGGCTGGAGTCACCGCCGAGCCGACGTGCCGATGCAGCCCTGCGCGAACTCCGGCCCCCGCTCCAACGAGCTGGGCAACCTCGGCGTCCCGTTGACAGACCTCGTCATGCCGCACCTGGCCCCGAAGCCCGCCCCGGCCCCCGAGGTCCCGGCCGACTGGGTGCCCCCGCACCTGGAAGACCTGCACGGCCCGGCCGTCCCGCTCGAGGAGCCCTCGGCCGGGCCGGCCGGGCCGACCGGGAAGGCGCCGTTCTGATGGCCATCGTGACCAGCCGTTGCGGCCTGATCCAGCCGCACCTCGGCCACGCCTTCCTCGTCGTGCACCCGCAACTGCTCGCCCAGGTCACGACGGTGACCTGCCCGGGCTTCCCGCTCGAGGAGTACCAGGCGCTCGTCAACCGCATCCAGGGCGACAACCCCGTCGCGAAGTCGTTCTGGGGTGAGGACTGATGGCCGCCGAGAAGCGATTTACCGTCGAGCGCCATGGCTGGTACTGGACGATCTTCGACGCCTGGCGGTGGCAGTACGAGGTTGTCGTCTTCGCGCCCCGCGGCCGTCAGGACTTCTCCCGCGGCTGGGTGCTTGCCGAGGTTCCCACCGACCGGACCCGCTGGATGGCAGAGCAGCTGGCGAAGCGCCGCGGCTGGGCGCCTGCCGACCTCATGTGGTGGGCGGCACCTGGTCGCCAGCGCGACCTGCGCGAGCCGCACCTGATCCTCGGGGAGGAGTGATGGCGCACTTGACCCATTGCATCGAGGACCTGGTGCTCGTCAGCGCCTACACCGACGAGCACCAGCAGGTGACGCGCAAGATCATGCGCTGCCCGACCTGCGGCGAGCATTTCACGATCGAGGATCGCGACCCGGTCTCGGAGTGGACGATCTAGGTGCTATCCTCGGGGCAGGGCCTCCAAGGCGGGAGCCCTGGAACCCTGCCCCAGGAGGCACACCGTGGCACGACAGATCCTGATCCTCGCGAAGAGCCCCATCGAGGCCTCGCGCTACGCCAAGCTCGTCGACCTGCCGCGGTTCACGTACCGCTACGTCGCCCGCGCCGGCACGATCCGCGGGGTCCGCTCCGCCGAGGTCCACGTGCTGCCGAGCTTCCTGAACCGCCTCGACCGCCACGGCATCCTCGCCGCGCTGCGCCTGGCCAAGCTCGACGTCTACTACGTCGACCCGGTCGACTTCGTCGAGGAGGCCGAGGTCCAGGTCGCAGACCCGATGCCGGAGATCCGCGTGGTCGCCGTGTCGGACGACGTCGAGCCGCCCCAGCATCACGTCGACATGGTCGCTGCGGTGCTGCCGAACGGATCCACGACGGACTGGGAGTCCGAGGGCGGGGCCACCGAGCAGCAGATCATGGCCGAGAACGACGGCACCCCGGTCGGCGAGGTCGAGGAGAAGATCCACGACGCCCAGCAGAAGGAGCAGGATGTCAAGGAGCCCGCGCGCAAGCGCCGTTACCGCTGCCCGGTCTGCAACCAGCTCGTCTGGAACGACGAGGACGTCGACCACGACGCCGACGCGCACGAGACCGCGGCCGCGCTCGAGAAGGAGCAGGCCGCTCCCGCCAACCCCGGTGACTCCGCCGGCTTCTGGGGCTGACGATGCGCGGCCCCATTCCGAAGCGGAGTGAGGAGCGGCGCCGACGCAACAAGGACGGCGCCGAGGTCCTCGTCGTCAACCTCGACGACACCCTGGCCGAAGAGGTCGAGATCCCGGCTCCGCCGATGCGCACGCACGAGGTGGACAAGGAGACCGGCGAGGAGGTCGAGCTCGCCGAGCCCGAGTACGAGTGGCACCCCACCGCGCTGGAGTGGTACCTCTCGCTGACCCGGTCCGGCCAGGCGATCTTCTACGAGCAGTCCGACTGGGCCACGGCCTACCTGCTCGCCGAGCAGCTGCACCGCAACCTCGAGCCCCGCCCGGTCCAGATCGGCGAGGACTCCGAGGGTCAGCCCGTCTTCAAGTGGATGCCCATGCCGATGCCGGGCACTACCCTGTCGGCGATGCTCAAGGGCATGGCCGCCCTCATGACCACCGAGGGCGAGCGCCGCCGGCTCCGCATCGAGCTGGACCGCAAGCGCCAGCGCGATGCCATCGCCGGCGGCGAGGGCAAGGTGGTCTCGATCACCCAGAACCGCGAGGACGTCTTCAAGAGGGGGGCACGGGGATGAAGGTCACCGTCGTCGCGAACGAGCAGGAGGCCAAGGCCCTCGCCATCGGGCGCGACTCTCACTTCCGCCGCTACGTGGACGCCGATGGTTTCCTGCTGATCGGAGCTCGTTCCTTCCGCACCGTCGAGGGCATGCGTGTCAGTGAGTGGCGTGCCACTGACGCGGCCCGCACGATCCCCGAGTTCCGCCACATGGCTCAGGTCCTCGAGGTTTCGCGCCTGAAGTTCCTGCCCTGATGGCCGGCCGGAGGAAGGCCCCGGCCTGTGTGCTGGTGGTCGATCGAGCGTACGGCCTGACCGGCATCCGCAAGGCCGGGAAGCGCCTGACGATGCCTGGCGGCGTCGTGCTCGTGGACGCCACGGTCGGCGTCACCGACCCCGACCTGGTGCCGAACGAGATCCACACCTACATGCAGCCCGGATGGGGCAAGATGCAGCTCGAGCTCATGGAGCTGGCGCTCGACGACCTGTACGAGCGCGCCGGCTGGATCGACCACGCGCACCTACCCCTGAAGGTGCACGAGAAGACCCGCCCCGAGGATGACTTGTGGCAGACCTGCCGCTGCGGAGCGCGCCGTACGCGCCCGCGCGGCCCGCACGAGTGGAGTGAGTGGACGTGACGACGACCGCGACCGAGCACCGCGAGCCCGGCGTCTACCCGCGCTTCCCCGACACCCTCACCGACTGGGCGCTGTGGGAGCGCGAGATCGACTGGGAGGTCGCGCCGGCGACCCTCGGGCCGACCTGGGACCGCAACCCGCACTGGACCGGTCCGCGCGACCCCGAGGGCTACATCCTCCCTGAGATCACCCTCGGGTGGCAGGCGATCCGCTGGATCGAGGACAACCTCCTCGCCGACGAGACCGACGAGAACGACCAGCCCCTGCCGTTCCAGCTGACGAACGAGCAGATCCGGTTCATCCTCTGGTTCTACGCGATCGACGAGTTCGGCCGCTTCCTCTACCGCGAGATCGTGCTGCAGCGCCTGAAGGGATGGGGCAAGGACCCGCTCGCCGCGGCGATCGCCGCGGTCGAGTTCGTCGGTCCCTGCCGCTTCAAGGGCTGGGCCATGCACGACATGCCCGAGCTGGGCCTGCAGGCCGGCGACCCCGTCGCCCGGCCGCACCCGCGCGCCTGGATCCAGATCGCCGCCGTCTCGCTCGAACAGACCGGCAACACGATGCAGCTCTTCCATGGCCTCTTCTCGCCGGAGTGCATCGCCGAGCACGGCATCGACCCGGGCAAGACCGTCTTCTACGCGTACGGCGGCATGAAGCGCATCCAGGCCGTCACCAGTTCGCCGAAGAGCCTCGAGGGCAACCGCCCGACCCTCGTCATCAAGAACGAGACCCACCACTGGCACGCCAACAACGACGGCATCGCGATGGCCGACGCCATCGAGCGCAACGCCACCAAGGCCAAGGGCGGCGCCGCGCGCACGCTCTCGATCACCAACGCCTACGCCCCCACCGAGGACTCCGTCGCCCGTCGCGAGCGCGAGGCGTACGAGCTGGCCCAGGCCGGCCTGGCCATGGACACCGGCGTGATGTACGACAGCCTCGAGGCCCCGAAGGATGCCCGGATCCGGCCCCAGTTCCCCGACGAGCAGGACGACGCCGTACGGCGCGGGATCGAAGAGATCCCCGCCGAGGTGAAGGACCGCATCTGGATGAAGTACCTCGCCCGGGTGCTCGAGGTCGTACGCGGGGACGCCTGGTGGCTGGACATCCCCGGCCTGAGCAAGTCGATCGCCGACCCCAAGAACGCCCCCTCGCGCTCGCGGCGCTTCTGGTACAACCAGATCGCGGCCAGCGAGGACGCCTGGGTGCACCCGAACGCGGTCGACGCGGCGGTCTCGCGCATGGCCCAGGAGAACCGGCTCATCACCTCGAGCGAGGGCTTCGACCAGCTCCAGGCGGGGTGGCTGGTGGCGCCCGACGAGCCGATCGTCGCGTTCTTCGACGGCTCGAAGTCCGATGACGCGACGGCCATCGTCGGCTGCCGCCTCTCGGACGGCTACGTCTTCACGATCGGCGTGTGGCAGAAGCCCGCGGGCGAGCGCGGCAAGAAGTGGCTCTCGCCGCGGCCGGCGGTCGACGAGCGGGTCCAGCTGATGTTCCAGCGGTTCAACGTCGTGGCCTTCTGGGGCGACCCGTCGCACACGAAGGACGAGACCGACGACTCCTCGTACTGGATGGGCATGCTCGACAAGTGGATGCGCCTCTACAAGGACCGCCTCGACCCGAAGCACTGGCCGGTGAAGTCGGGCCTGCGTAAGCACGCGATCAACTTCGACATGACGGGCCCCGAGCGCCAGCAGGTCTTCATCAAGGCCGCCGAACTCTTCGTCGAGGAGATGGAGCAGCTCAACGACGTCGAGGAGTTCGCGCCGGCCTTCGAGATCGACGGCCACCCGGCCCTGGTTACGCACCTGAAGAACGCGATCAGCCGCTTCCACCCGCAGGGCTGGGGTACCACGCTGTCGAAGGACGCGCCCGACTCCCCGCGCAAGATCGACCTTGCCGTCTGTGCCGTCGGTGCGCGGATGCTCCGCCGGATCGTCCTGAACCTCCACGAGGACGAGGAAGACGAGGATGAGGGCGAGATCTGGTGATGGGCGCTGATACCATGGCAGAGCGACCCCGTCTACGGGGGTGCCCACATTCTGAGACACCGGAGGGTCGATGGCACGCCAGATGAAGCAGGGAGCCGTCATCGAGATGGCTCTGACCTACTTCCCGGCCTTCCTGCAGTCGCGCCAGAAGGCGATCCACCTGGAGAAGTGGCTGAAGGGCCGCCAGGGCGAGCTGGGCGAGGAGATCGACATCGACCAGGGGGCCTTCGAGTACGGCCTCCCGTTCGCTCCCGTGAACGAGCAGGTCACCGAGGAGTACAAGAACCTCCGCGGCCTGTCGCCGAACAACTTCGCCGGCCTCGTCACTACCACGCTCGCCCAGACCGCGTACGTCGAGGGCATCCGTCGCCCCGGCGTCAAGGGCACGCTGAAGTCGTGGGAGAGCTGGCAGCGCAACGGCTGGGACGCCAAGCAGATCCCGGTGCACCACGGCGCGATCGGCCTCGGTCAGTCCTTCGGCGTGGTCCTGCCCGGCAAGGACGCGCTGACCGGATCCAAGATGACCCGGATGATCGGCAAGTCGGCGAAGTCCATGGAGGCCTTCTTCGACACCGCCGACGACGAGTGGGCGCGTATCGCGATCGAGGCGTACCCGCACTTCGAGCGCGACGAGCGCTACGGCATGGTCCAGCAGACCGGCTGGCGCGTCGAGGTCTACGACTCGTACGTCATCCACTACCTCTTCGCGCGCAACCAGGGCGCCACCAAGGAGGACTGGAGCTACCTCTCCTACTCCACCCACGGCATGCCCGTGGCGCCGGTGGCCCGCCTCGCGAACCGGCTCGATCTTGACGGCATCGCGACCGGCGAGATCGAGCCCGTACTGCCGCTGCTGCGTCGCATCGACCAGGACACCTTCGACCGCCTGATCGTTCAGCGCTTCGGCGCCTGGCAGGTCCGCTACATCGCCGGCATGGCGAAGCCCAACTCGGCGACCGAGGCGCAGATCCAGAAGCTCCGCCTAAAGCAGGAGGACATCCTCGTCTCGACGAACAAGGACACCAAGTTCGGTGTCCTGCCCGCCGGGCCGCTCGAGCCGCTGACCAGCGTCACCGACGCCGACCTCCGCATCCTGGCCGCGATCACCCAGACCCCGCCGCATCACCTGCTGGGCCTCTCGAGCAACCTGCAGGCCGAGGCCCTGGCGGCGGCCGAGGCCGGGCTGCAGCGCAAGAGCTTCGACTTCCGTACGAACGCCGGCGAGTTCCATGAGCGCATGGCCCGTCTCGTCGCGATGGCTGACGGCGACATGGCCACCGCGGCCGCCTGGGACCTGCAGGTCCGCTGGAAGGACACCGAGTCCCGCTCGATGACCCAGGCTGCCGACGCCCTCGGCAAGCTGGCCGTCCAGCTGAAGGTGCCGGTCGAGATGCTCTGGGAGCGCATCCCGGGCTGGACCGACACCGATGTGCAGCGTGCGAAGGAGCTCGTCGAGGACGGCTCGTTCGAGCGCCTGATCCAGGAGCTGGCCTCCGGCATCGACCAGGACCAGAACATGGACCAGGCGGCCCAGAAGGGCGGCGACGATGGCGACGGCGACTGAGGTCCGTCGCTTCGTCCAGGCCCACCGCGCTGACCAGGTGAAGCGCGCCGCGGTGATCGCGGCGCTGGTGGCGGCGTACTACCGTTCGCGCGTCGATCCGGAGGACCCCACCTCCGTGGACCGCTGGGTCGAGGTCATGCTGCCGCGGATCCTCGGCGGCTCCCGCACCGGTGCTCGTACGGCGGCCACGTACGCCAGCAACCTGCGCCGGCTCGAGCTCCCGGAGGAGCGCCGCCTCACCTTCGAGCCGCTGGACGGCTCGGTGGCCGAGCAGGTCTCCAGCTCGCTGCTGGCCGTCGGCCCCCGCGACTACCTGGCGAAGCGTACGGAGATCCTGTCCCGCGAGACCGACGAGCGCCAGATCACCGCGCTGCTGCGCGAGGCCAAGGAGGTCACGGCCACCAAGGTGGCGGCGGCCGCCGTACGGCACACACAGTCGGGCGGCCGGGCGACACTCGTCGGAGCCGCTCAGGCGGACAGCACCGTGGTGGGCTGGGTCCGCGTCACGCGCGCGAAGCCGTGCTTCTTCTGCGCCATGCTGGCCAGCCGGGGCGTCGTCTACGACGAGGACTCCTTCGAGATCTCGAACAGTCTCTTCGAGGGCGCCGGTGAGTTCAAGGTGCACGACCAGTGCCAGTGCTCGCTGAAGCCGGTCCGCGACCGGAAGAACGATCCGCTCGTCAAGGACGTGGAGCCGTTCGAGGACATGTGGGCGCGCTGGGGCGCCGGCGGCACGATGCCGAGCGGCGACCGCATGGACACCCGTGCTGTCCTACGCTTCCGCCGCGGCTACGAGCACTGGCTGAAGACCGGTCAGTACCTCGAGTGGGAGACCGTCGCGAGCACCGAGCGTTTCCTTTCGCGTTGAATCTCCGTCTCAGCCCACGGACACGAGATTGACCCTGCTACCCTCTTCTGGTAGAGGGCCACCGCAGGTGGCGGCCCGACAGACTGCTCCTAGGAGGGCACATGCCGAAGCACATCGACAACGTCCCGGCGCTCGCCGAGTTCCGACCCCCGTGGATCACGGAGGACGGCAACGAGGTCGAGATCGACAAGGACAAGCTGAAGAAGTACATCCACGGACTCGTCACGGACAAGGCCAAGGCGCAGGACGCCCGCGACGACGAGGCCACGAAGGTCAAGGACCTGACCGGCCAGGTGGACACGCTCCAGAAGCAGGTCGACGAGAAGAACGGACCCGACTCGACCGCCCTGGTCGAGGCAGAGCGCAGCAAGACCAAGGCCGCCGAGGAGCGCGCCAAGGCCGCTGAGCTCGAGACGACCCGCC